AAAAAGATTAAGCAGCAAGAAAAAGAATTGCGTGAATTGTTGATGTATACCTATGGCCCGACAGGTTACACAGAGCTTGTTGCTTTAAGGCGCAAAATTAAAGACCAGCGTGAAAAAACTATTTACGCGCAACAAAGAAAAAGAAAAGCATTGTTTTGGACTACCATTCAGCTCGGAGCTTTAGGAATATTAGTGTACACTTTGTACATTATCATCAACTTACTTATTGGAATGTCGAATGGCAACGGTATCTGAAGCACTTTTAAAGCTTGAAGCTCACGAAAGAGAATGCGCTGTTCGTATGGTTTCGATAGATGAGAAATTTCAGAACATAGAAAAGCGACTTGAAGAAGGCTCTGCAAGGTTTAAGAAAAGTGAGATGATGCTGTGGGGTATGTACCCGCTAATAATTGGATTGTTCCTAGTAGAGAAGCTTGTCTAATGAGTTTACTTAACCAGTTAATAGGTCCAGTAACAGGTCTTTTAGATAAGTGGATACCAGATGCAGACACCAAGCAGAAGATCGCGCACGAAATTGCAACAATGTCAGAGAAACACGCGCAGGAGTTATCTCTTGCTCAAATCAAACTCAACACCGAAGAAGCCAAAGGCAGCGCATTCCAGCGAAACTGGCGACCAGCTACAGGCTGGGTATGTGTCCTTGGCTTTGCAGTCAACTTCCTAGTCTCACCCTTAGCCGCTGGCTTTGGTGTAGATATCCCGCAAGCTGATACTGGCACTATGATGCCTATTCTGATGGGTCTATTGGGTCTAGGCGGGCTTCGCAGCTTCGAGAAAACCAAACAAGTAGAAGGTAAATAACATGGCTAAATCACCTAAGAAAGAAAGTGGCTTCTTCAAGGCCAAAGAGCTGACCTGTAAGTGCGGCTGCAATACCACAGAATTTGACCTAGGTTTTCTTGCTACCCTGAATGCTATCCGCGAAGAGTGCGGATTTAGCTTTGCTCTATCATCTGCTTACCGATGCCCCCAACACCCCATAGAAGCCCGTAAAGAGCATCTAGGAGCGCATACAACTGGAAAGGCGGTAGATGTGTTGGCTAATGGGGAAAACGCCTTAGAGATCATTAGAGTGGCTCAAAAGCATGGTATCCAAAGAATAGGCATACAGCAGAAGGGTGGCGGTAGATTTATCCACCTTGATGCCTGCACTGATGAGGATGGTTTTCCTAATCCAGCCATTTGGAGCTACTAATGGCCAGATAAATTAGTTATACTTTTGGTGCGCCATGTGGCGTAAACTTTTTTTCAATTGTTTCTTACCCTTTTAGCCCTGCTTATTAATTTATTGCAGGGCTTTTTTTTGCCTTTCGTTAAATAAAGTAAACTAAAAGGTTTACATTATAGATAATCTAATGTATCGTTACACCTCATTCAATAAAACAAGGTTATAGACATGAAAACGACAGATTACAACGGCTGGACGAATAGGAATACTTGGTTGATTAACCTTCATTTCGGTGAGATTATCCGCGAGGAAATTCAAGAAGATGCGGCTACTACCATTGAAATGATTGAGAATTTTATTTTAGATTTGCTCAATGAAGATTTCGCCAATGTTCCGATGTGTATTAGTGATTTTATTGACATGTCAGAAATCAACTGGGGTGAAATTTGGGAGCATCATTGCATGGCTGTCTTTTACGAGAACGAAGCAAATGATTAGCCCTCAAAATATGAATGATTTAAGTTTTTATGAGCAGGGTGAATATGACGCATTAAATGGTCACCCTGTTAGAGATGTAGAAAACCCAGAGTATTACTGGGGCTATGCTGACCAGTACGCTCAAGAGCAATGCGATACCGCAAGAACCGAAACCAATGCCGTAGGAGGCAAAAAATGAGTTTATCTAAAGAAGTTTGGCATACTCTATCTGCTATTGATGTATCAAATCATATTGAAAAGAAAGGAAATTTGTCTTATTTATCATGGGCTTGGGCTTACGGAACTATGATGGAGCATTACCCTGATATTCATTATTCCTTTGAAGAGGATAAGTGTCAGGATACCAACACTGTTGAAATCAGTTGTGTAGTTCATATCCATACAGGTACTGAGCGAGACGAGATGATGATGCGCCACATGTGGTTGCCAGTTATGGACCATAGAAACAAGGCAATAGTTAATCCTGACAAGTTTGCTATCAACTCAAGCAAGATGAGATGTTTAGTTAAGTGCTTTGCAATGTTTGGGTTAGGTCACTACATATATGCAGGCGAAGATATCAACCCTGTTATTGCTAATGCTGTTATTAGTGATGATCAAGCTACTGATCTAATTATACTTATGGATGAACGTGACGCTGACACTATCGCGTTCTGTAAACACTTTAAGTGTGAAAGCCCGCACAAGTTGCTTGCGTCTCAATATGACAGGGCTATGCATGCCTTGCGTAACAAAAGGGCGCCTCAAGGATGATTATTTTAGATCACGAGCAAGGTACTGAAGAATGGTTTGCCGCACGAATGGGTAAACCTTCTGCAAGTAACTTTGGGAAGCTGTTAACCACTACGGGCAAGCCTTCTACATCTGCTGATGGGTATATCAATCAACTTATTGCAGAACGTCTTACAGGAAAATCTGAGCCTTTCTACACCAACGAGCACATGCAGCGGGGGACTGAGCTTGAGCCTGAGGCGAGGGAGGCATACGAATATATTACTGGGTATAAGGTAACAGAGCATGGTTTTATTCTTGATGATAGCGAAGAGTTTGGTTGCTCGCCTGATGGGATAATTTACCACAACCCTGAGTATATGACTGGAGTTGAAATAAAATGCCCAGCGGCTAATACGATGGTCAAGTATACTCGTGACCCGCAATCTTTAGGGAAAGCGTATTACCAGCAGATTCAAGGATGCATGTTGGTTACAGGGGCCGCATCTTGGGACGCTTTTGCTTTTCACCCAGAAATACCCCCCGTCATGGTCACATTTTGTCGTGATGAGGGTTACATATTAAAATTGGCCGAAGAAGTAAATAAGGCTGTAACTGTAATACTAAACCAAGTGGAGAAAATGAAATGAAAGTAGGAATATCTGTAAGAATTGACGTTACCAAAATCGACAAGTCACGACTGTATAAAGGTGCAAAAGGTACTTATCTTGACCTAACCACCTTTGTTGATACTGCTGTATCTGACCAGTATGAAAACAACGGATTTGTTAGCCAAACCCTTACCAAAGAAGAGCGCGAATCTAAAATTCAAACTCCAATCTTAGGTAATGTTAAGGTTTTCTATACTGATTCAGGATCACCTGCAGGTTCTGCTGGGCAGGGTAAAGCTGCTATAGAAGACATGAGTATTGAAGATTTGGATGATGACGTACCATTCTAGCCTAAAAACCCCCTCTCTCGAGGGGGAAACCATAGGAGGTTTGCTAGTCGGGGGAACCAGCTCAATTACTCTACCACAGGATTTGAAAAGATGGAATTAATAGACGCGGGCAAATGTTTGAAGCTGGCCCAGAAAGACACAGGCATTAACAGTGCGACACTTGCTAGAATTACAGGAACATCTCCACAGCAGTTACTTAGATGGCGTTCAAATAAGAATATGAAGCTGCACACTATCCAAATGCTATCCTCCGCTTTAGGAATAAGCGTTAATGATTTTATCTCATTTAAAAATAAATGATCTTTTAAGTTTACTTTATTGTGTATTAGAGGCATCATTCAAAAAGTATTCGGGCTAGAGGGTGACGGAATCCTTAAATTAAACGTCACAGCGTGGTTGACCCTCCAGACATAGCCCCAAAGATAACTCGGTTGTTATCAATGGATAGGTTGGATATCCGATACGAATACTAATTAACCGCAAAGTTGCTTTAGCCCTTTGATCTTGAATTTACTGGTTTTTCTAGTGAAAGGGTTTATATCATCTTTAAATAATTACATCTTATGTAACAAACTGGTTAACAATTAGATTGCCTGAAGCAAATAAGGTATTTAAAAATAACCTTTAATTAATCACTTGACGAGGCTTGCCGAGTCCTTAGGAGAATAAAATGAAACAAGAAGAAAGATTGCTTGATTACTTGTCACAAAACCCAACTATTACAGGCATTGAAGCCTTGGATAAATTAGGTATTTTTAGACTAGCGTCTAGGGTTAGCAATTTAAAAAAGCAAGGGTACAAAATCACTAGCCGCATGGTTCCTATTACTAACCGATACGGTGAAAAGTGTCATATTTCGGAATATCGTATGGGGGCTGCTGATGCTACTTAATACCAAAGAGAATTGGGAGCCTGAACAGGCTGACGTTATTGCTTGGGGTAGGACCTACCCAGCGGTTGACGTACATCAAGAGCTGAAGGCTATGGAATCATGGTTAGACGCTAACCCAACCAAGCGCAAGACCAAGACGGGCATTAAGAGGTTCGTTAATAGCTGGCTTGCTAGGTCACAAAATCAAGGCGGTGCTAGTCCGATTGCTAAGAGCTACAAGAAGGTAGACAGCATAAGAGCAAGAACGTTGGACGAAAGCCTTACAGATATTAGCTGGTTAGAGCCAGAGCAGCAGAAGGAAATGAAAGAATACTACCTTGCTCAGCGCGGATACTATTACGATGGGGAGCTAAAAAATGCCAGCAGCTAACAGACCAAGATTCATCCAGTACCAAAAGCATCCTGATTGCGAAAATTGTATAAACCCAGTTTGCGGTTGCCATGATAGCAAGCTTGAATACGGTGATTATTACACCTATAAGCAACTTCAAGAGGCTATTAATGTTAGTAAAGCAACAATTAAGGGCAGGTTGTACGGTAAGCCATTCTTTACTGATCGAGACCTTTACAGGGTTGGAGATGCTCAGAAAAAGCCGTCTGATTACATGATGAGAACTAGAGGTTCTGACAGGCTGGAAACTTCTAGCATGAGATTAGCCGATAAATGGTTGAGGGTATTAATATGACGCAAGGCGATTATATTTTTATTAAAGATGCAACAGAAATACAGCGTAGGCTGCCATTTTTAATGAGAAGAATAGAAGAATGGGATTATTCTAAACCTCTCACTATAAAATTTGAGCCTTACGAAAACCCAAGGTCAATTAGTCAAAACGCTATGTCTCATGTTTGGTACAGGCAAATATCAGAAGAAATGGCAAAAAAAGGGCATGTGATTAAACATGACAAACCAGAGGATGTTTGGAAACTCTGGCTGAAGCGAAGGTTTATCGGAATCTACACTGTCAACATTGGCAAAGAGATAATCGAGGATCAAGTCAAATCAACTAAAGACCTAAATAAAGGCGAAATGGCTTACTTTCTGGATCAAGTGTATCATTGGGCTACAAAGCAGGGGGTTATGTTAAGCGTGCCGCATGAAAGCGAATACGCCGCCTTGCAAAACCAGCAGGAGAGATAGCATGGCCAAGATTGACCCTAGTGTTTTATTGGAGTTCGCGCAATCTGAAAGGCAAAAAGAAGTTTGCAATGCAGTAATTAAAAGCGGATCAAATATAAAAGCAGCTTATGAGCTTGGCATTGATCGAAGGAACGTAGATAGAACCATGCTGCGTATAGAAAGGGCAGCAGCATCGAAGGGTGTAGCCCCTCATAAGAGCGTAGACAGGGAAACGATGGAAGGCTTTGATGCCAAGCGGGTGTCTACGGCTTACAAAGAAGACGGATCAATAGCCTTGCAATGGGTTATTCAAGAGCCCCAAAAGCGCAATATGAAGCAAAAGATTGATGCTTTGATGGAAGGGATGACTGATGACCTAACAGGATTTAAGTTGCCTGTTGCGCAACCTGCAACACTTGATGACGATTACCTAGCCATGTACATGATCGGCGATCACCATTTTGGAATGTTAGCTGACTCAGAAACTAAGATTGATGACGATGACTGGGACGTAAAGATAGCAACTCAGATATTGATTGATGCTACTGACAGATTGGCTAACAGGGTTGGGGATGCTCACACTGGTGTATTACTTAATGTTGGTGACTTCTTTCATGCTGACAGCAGTGCTAATACCACCACCAAAGGAACGCCAGTAGATGTTGATACGCGCATAGGCAAGACCTTTAAGTTGGCTGGTAGATTGTTTCAAGTGCTTATAGATAAGATGCTTGAGGTTCATAGCGAAGTAGTAGTAATTAATGTTAGGGGTAACCATGATTCTGATATGGCTTGCCATTTATCTAGCTGCTTAGAGCTTCTTTATAGTGAAGAACCTCGCGTCAATGTTTTACCAAACTACTCAAAGTTTATTCATTACCAGTGGCACAATAATTTGTTTGTCTTTCATCATGGTGATCGCATGAAGCATGAACAGATATTGCAAGCAGTTATTAAGAACCTTGATGACGAATGGAGCCAGTCTAAGAATAGATACTGCCATTTAGGTCATATACATCACCATACGGCCAGAGAGGTCGGTTCTATGCACTTTGAACACTGGGGCAGCCTTACTGCTACGGATCAATGGCATTCAGATTCAGGATACGGTGCCGAACGTTCTATGACCGCTGTGGTATATCATAAAGAAAACGGTGAAGACTCTAGGGTAAAAATAAAGGTGGAAACATGAGCAAAGTAATTGATTTTCCGATGCACGGCATCAAAGTCAAAAAGATGCACTGTGAATGCGGTCTACCTCTTGAATACTGGCTTGGTTCTGATGATTGTGCTTATGGCATGTGTCCTCGTTGCAACCTTGACAACCCTGAAGAACTTACAGTTCCACTGGAGGAAATACATTGATAAATAAAGCAAATAAAAGCGAATGGGAAAGACTTAGGCGAGAA